AGGAATGTGCAGCTTTTCCTTATGGAGACCATGATGATCTAGTGGACTCAATGACCCAAGCTGTTATGAGATTTAGACAGGGAGGTTTAATTAATCACCCTGAAGATTACGAGGAGGAAAAAATGCCTCCACAACAGAGGACATATTATTAATGGAAGAAGAAACATACGCAGATGTAATTGATGCATACAATTCTAGTAGTGAAAAGCTTCAAGGCATTTCATTGACAGACTATATAAAAAGGAATAATATAAAAATTAAGGAGATTGAAATGTCTCCTTTAGAAGATTTAAGAAAAATAGCTAAAAAGGCTAACGGAGGAATCATGAGAAATTTTTACGCACAAGGCGATGAAGTTGAAGAGTTTCAAGAAGAAGACTTAGACACAATTGAATTAATGAAAGACCAAGGTATTCCTATGGGTGAACAAGTCAGGGCTCAGGATACAGGCATCATGCAAATGGCTGACGTAGATTTAGATCCTCTAGAAGACGAATATCAAAAATACAGATTCGATATGTTAGAACAAGGTTTAGACCCAATGTCTTTTGAAGAATTTAGAAGAGAAGCTATGAGTGATATGGCTGCGATAAGACCTGAAGTTAGAATTGAAGAAGTTGTAAAAGAATTTATTAGAGAAAGAGGACGTAAACCAAACTCCCTAGAAGAACTAAAAGAATTTTATGAAATGAGAATGGGTACAGCAGCTAATCCTAATATGAAAATTGTTAAAGAATTAGTTGAAGATGATAAAACTAGAATTACTTTAGCTGACGGAAAACTAGTTGGCGATCAAGTTAAATTAGATGTAGACGGAGATGGAAGCATCGGAGCTGATGATCTTAAAGCTCTAAGAGATAATAAACAATCAGGCGGACTAGCAGCGATACTAGGAGTTTAAATTGAAACTCCATCAATACAATGAGATGATGGCGTATCTTACACGTCGAGAGCATTTTGCTGACGGCTCACCTCCACCAAAAAAACCTTACAACGCACTTCAGTTTAAAAAGAAAACAGATACTTTATTACAAGGTGTATATGGAACAGGAAAATCTTCTAATGCTTTTCTTGTAGACTTAATGCAACAAGAATTAAACAAGGCTGTTGAAGAAGGTGTTGTTACAATGGAAGAAGGTCTTGAGTTTATTAAAAGCAGAAAAAAATATTACGACGATTATTTATTAGAAAAAAGTAAAAATACTGATGGTCCTATTAGTTTGCCATCTGTAGAAGAGAGAAAAGAATTAAAAGCAGGTGCCACACCAGGAGTCTCAAACCCTAAAGGTGATAAATATAAATTGACAGCTACTCAGTTAGAAAATTTAAAAAGTAAAATATTAAAACTAAACGAAGGACTACAAGGTATTTCTTTTACTCTTGGTAAAACTCCCAAAGGAGGAACTACAATTAGATTAGCAAACAATGCTCGTGTTTTCAGAGATCTTACAGGGACTTCTCATTTTAGCGCTGCACCAACAGATGAGGGATTACAAAAATTAATTGATAAATCAAATGAAATTAAAGAAACAGATGTTTACAAAAAATATATTACAGGTGTTAAACCTGATGGACGATCAAAAACTTTAGATCAAGAAACTTTAGATAAAAGAAAAGATCAAAAGAATATAGTTAAAAAAGAAAAATATGCTCGATATAAAAAACAAGATCCTTTTAATATTTATGATACATTAAAAAGATATAAAGGAGAAAAATTTCCTGGAACTCTTTCTCAAGAAATTCAAATACAACATGGACAACCAAAATTTACCACACAGACTTTAAGTAGAATGGGTCTAATACCTGTAGAAACAAATAATCTTCCTGTAGTTAAAAATATGGAACGTATAAGAAATGAATTAGTAACAAGTATTAATAAAAAATTAAAAAATCCTAATCGATCTATTGCAGATAAAAAAATTCTTATAGAAGAATTTAATGATACTATGAAAGGATTACGAGGTCAGCTAAAAGGTAGTGATGCGCAAGGATTAGTTAACTTTGAATTATTAGATATTGATGAAAAAGGAAATGTTAAAAAATTAAAAGACGTCGGATTTAATCCTAAAAAAGGATTAGCTTATGGAAGCGAATTAGGTGAGTTAGATTTATCTAAAATTACAAAAGAACAAGCTGATGAAATTATAAAGTTAGGTAAAAAGAAAATAGATATTGAAGCATTAAAATTAACAACTAGTGCAACCACTGCAGATAAAATAGATAGACCTGAAAAAGCAAAACTATCAGACGCATTTAAAAAATTTGGTAAGTACGCAAAAATAATTGCTAAACCTGTAGTAAGAGCAGTGTCACCTTTCATACCTATTGTTGGAACAGCTGGTACATTAATGGGTGCAGCTGATGTAGCTGAAGCTTCTACGTTTACAAAAAAACCAGATGATCTTGGTATTGCATATTTAGCTGGTCCAGAGGTCGCAAAAAAGTATGGAGAATTTAAAGAGAGTGTAAGAGGTAAATCGGATGAGTTCGAAGAATTTGTACCCTAAGAAATGGCTCCTGCCGCCTGAAT